GTTTCCCAGTCACGATCGGAGGGGAGAGGATTAAGCGTCGGCTACTGCCGCAAAGTAACCAGTGACAACGCCATGATCTTGCAGATCATCCGTGTCATTGGTCCCGCTGCCAAACAATAGCTTGTCGGCTTTGTACATGCCGTCAACGGCAACGCCTTTCTTCGAACCATAGTCGAAGGTTTCGGCTGCTGTTTTCCAGCGCTTCGCCCAGGCAAAGCCAATGGCCTGCGCACCGCAGAGATAGACCGGCGCCACGTCAATGGAGCCCGCGCCAACACCTGTGTAGATAGGCAGGTCTGGAATCTCTTTGATGATGCAGTCATCCCAAAGCAAATCGCCGCTCTGGAATAGCTTCTGGTTTTGTTGAAGCCATGAGACTTCACGCTGCGCTTGTGTAAACGCCGAGTTGCTGCGCATGTCACGGAAAGTCCGCGTACCAGCATAGACCACATACATGCGACGGTCTTCTGTCGTGCGAATTGGCCGAATTTTCGGACTGGCTTCAAGAGCCATCCGCTTCATAAGAGACAACGCATCAGGACCGAATTTGTCAGCCGTGTTGTCAATAGCCGCAAGGCCTGCTGAATGGTCATTCGCCGCATTGTTACCCTTTGCAGCGCCAAACAGAACACGGTCGGCATTATCAACCAGCCACGCATCTTTTTGCGTTTCTGTGGCTGAGGCATAGGCAACACGATTGATGCCGCCAAGAGCAACAATCACATGATCGCGCAATTTTTCCATGGACCAATCCATAAGAGTATCGCGCGCCGCCTGACGAAGCGGAATTGCAGAAAGCTGCTCATCCCAATCATCAGAGCGAACACCATTCCGAAACCGTTCAATAGTAACAGTTGCAGAGCGTTGGCTCATTGCTTCTTCATTGCCTTCGAGCGTTGCATTGCCCGTGACACCGGCGCCAGAAAGACGATTGACCAGAGCAAAGGTAACCTTGTCACCCTTTTTCTTGACCAAATCTTCCTTCACCTGGATGACGTTGTTCGTGCCGGTTCCCATTTCTTTTGAGAAACGGTTCTTTTCGAGATACTCCCGAAAATATTTCGCATCCCACTGCTGCGGGGTTAAGTTGGCTTCCGCCGTGGTATCAGCCATGACACCAATTCCTTTCTATCGGGCGGGGGCTTGCCCCGCTCTGAGATCACCGGCGCTTCACAGCGCTGGCTTCATGATTAGCTGTCGAAAATATCTGTCAGGGAAGGCTCATTAAATGGCTTTTCTTTCGGCATACCGCCGCCAGCCGTAAACCCTTCCGTTGGCAGATCGCCAGCCGGTTTTTCGGTTGCTTGTTCCGTTGCTGCCTGGGTCTCTTGCGTGCCACCATTGGCTTGCTCTTTTACCCATTCAGCCCGTAGGGACTCATTGTACTTTTCCAGACCGCCAGCCGCCGCGATGGCGTCCATGGTCTGCTGTTTCTTGTGCCACTCGACAATTTCACCGACTGGATCGGCGGATTGTTGCGCCGCCTGCCCCAGCAAGGGATTGACTTTCATCGCCTCGCCGAACGCTGTAAGCGCGCCGTCTGTTTCCTGTTCGCCATAAAAGCGCTTGGCATAAATGTAGCTCTGTTGCTGCACTGACTGCCGTTGCTGCACTTGCATGGTCTTAGATTGATGATCTGCGAAGCCTTCCGGATTGTCGAAAGCATCGGGTCGTTCACCCAATTCCGGCGCGGCGAAGATTGATCCGAAGTCAGGCTTTTCGGCTTGCGTCTTTTCAAGCTCTGCAAGCCGGGCCTTCGTTGTTTTCAATTCGTCGCGTTGATCAAGGAATGTCGCAAGCGGAATGCTTTTCGGCGCTTCCTCTGCAACTTCTGTCCCTTGATCACCGGTGGTTTCTTCGTTGTCGGCCTCTTTTTCTGGCGCGTCTTCAACCTCTTGTGGCTGATCTTCCTGCGCCTCAATTGCGGCCTTCTCATCTTCAACAGGTGGTGTCTCCTGATCGCTCAGGATTTCGTCGAGTGGTGTCTCCATTGTACCTAGTCCCTGACCGTTTAACCGTCGTCATCACGTAAGCGCCCGTTGATCGGCGGCGGCCCGAAAACGCCCGTTAAGCCCGGCGGCGGCTATTGCATCAACTGAGGGTTTGACGCCTCAGCGAAATTCTTTGCGGCTTCAGTCACTTCTTTTTGCGACTTCGCGCGGTTCAATTCAGTTTCAGAGGCCATCTTATCAGCTTCCGCCTGTTGTTGTGGCGTCGGCTGAGATCCTTGTTCTGTAATTTCCAGCAACAGTTTTTTGTTGCGAAGGTTCGGCGCGGCCTCAATGTAAACTTGCGGCGGGAACTGAACGCCAACTTGAGCAAGACTGATAAGCTGCTCGAATTGTTCACCCTGCAATGTCACCTGATCCGGCGCGTCTTCAATGATAATATCCACATCCAATTGAGAAATTGGCTGCTGCGCCAGCGAAACATTGTCTGGCAATTGCTGCCCTGGCGGCGCCTGAATGTTCAGGCCGACAAAGCGCACATTGCGTTCATCATCCGTCACCCTCACCCATTTACCGCCGGTCCAGAACTGGCGAATGCCGTTCCATGCTGACCGATAGACGCGCTTGTCGAAGGATCGAAGCACACCGACGATACCGCCAAGGGCAATCAGCCCGCCTTGCTGCTGCGCCTGTAGCGCGCGGCCAGACAATTGAGCGTCAGGCTTGCCCTGAATAGACGGGTTCGGACCAATATCCTTGATCTGCGCTTTGTCTTCCTGAAGAAGCTGGAAGTGACCGGCAACATCCGCATTGGATTCGATGACACCAACGTCCTCGCCCCATTTCGCATGTTCGTTCAACTCAACAGAGCCGTCAGCCTTAGCCAATTCCTCTTTAAATGCGGCCGCATCACCAACAGCACCTTTCTTATGGAAAGACTGCCGCGCATTGAGCAGGTGCATCAGTTTGGATTCGCGCTTGTTCACACCGTCCTGCGGATCAAGCATTTCCTTGACGAGGCCGTAGCGATTGTTCTCGCTATCAACGTAGGCGCTTTCCCAGATGAAGGGATGTTCAGTGACGCCGTTCTCATCTTCAAACGGGCTATCACCTTTGCGAAGAATGTTGCCCTTCGTGAACTCGGCGAACGCCCAGCCTTGGCCGGTATTGTAATAGCACAGGCAAATCTTCACACGCTCATTGCGCTTGTCGATCCATGTTCCGGCAGGCTTATCATCATGCGTATCGGCGACCTCAGCCGAGGTTTTCGCAGCCTCTAGCGCGTCCGCCTTGCCCTTGTAGCGTTGCTTGGCAATATCGAGATCAAGCCAGACCACGAGCCCAAGATAGCGCGCATCAGAGAAATCATATTCACATGAGTGAACATCCCACCACATGCGGTCCCACTTGTTTTGTGAGAAGATAACGTCGATTTCGTCAGTGCGCGGGTTGCGTCGCAATTCCTTTTGAACACCACCCCAGCCTGCCGTCAGCAAGTCATGCCAGACGCGACTGCGTTTCGTGTCCAGGTCTTCACGCTCCGTCAGGAAGCGAAGCGAATCCGTTACCGCCTCAGCGTCATCAGCGTGCAGCGGCGTGCGCGGAAATGCCTTCGGGTCTGTCTTCTGCCGGCCCTCAAAGCCGATCAGGAAGTCAACCTTCGGCTTGATCTGGTTATAGACCAGCGGCGGCTGCTTGCGATCCCTCAGCGCCTTGATTTCTTCGTCTGTTAGCTGGTTTCCGTCGTAGTAATCCCGGCAGCGTCGCGCGGCTTTAAGCATCGGAGACGCTGTATGCTCAAATTGATCATACCAGCCGACAAGACGGGCAGCGAGATCATCGTCTGCCTTTTCGTCTTTCGACTTCACACGGTCTTCCAACTTCCAGAATCCTCACTTGGCCGGTCATATCGATCCCGGCGCGGTTTTGTTGGCGCGTTCGCTTTAACAATGGCAGGGTGCGCCTGATCGATCACGCGGCCCATCAATGAGCACACGTCAACAGCATCATCATTCTTCCCGTTCGGGAATTTCAAAAGCTGATCTAAAAACCAATGCCCGATTTCATTGTCAGGAAGGTGAACAAGACCCATCGACGCCCTTGCCTGAAACCCGCGCGCCCGTGTTGGCTTATCGTGAATGGATGAAACCCACTCCAGCCTGCAATATGCTTCACGCTCACGCATCCTTTTGCGCAGCATCGGTTCAACAGCTTTTTGAATAACGCCGCCTTCACCAAAGAAAGCGAGCGGATTGTATCTTTTCACGAGATCAAGATTGGCTTCTATCCATCGGTCAGATGTGGTTTTTTCAAACCACGCATCAACCAGCCAAATGTGATCCTGATAGAGCCCCCAAACACCGTGGACGGTGTAATCTCCATCGTCTGCCGTCACCGCATAGTCTGAGGTGCCGTAATAATTCAGTTTTGTTGGCAAATCATCAGGCTGATAAAGGTCAAACCAATCCCTGCGGAAGAAGTCGCCATCAGCAGGTGATGGGCTTTGTTGATAGAGCGCAGACCAATCACGCGGCCCGATAGCCGCCTTGATCCGCTCCAATGCCTTAATCGGATAACGCTCTTTCCAAAGAGCCTCACCGTCCTCATTGATCGCCGGAAGAACCAGCTTTTCCCAACGGTCGCCGCCCTTCTGCTCTTGTTCAAGCAAACGACCCGTCAAATCATCTTCATGCCAGCGTGTCTGCACCACAATCACGGCGCCGCCTGGCATAAGTCGGGTGTAGGCCGTTGAGGTGTACCAATCCCACACCTTGTTGCGTGTCGTCTCGCTTTCCGCTTCTTCCCTATCCTTAAGCGGATCATCAATAATTAGAATATCGGCGCCACGACCTGTAATCGCCGTTCCAACACCAGCGGCGACGTAAGCGCCGTCAACATGCGTGTTCCATCGGTCGGCAGCTTTTGAATCAACCGCAAGCCTTGTCTCAAACAGCCTGGAATAGCGCTGCGAGTGAACAATGTTCCTAACAGACCGGCCAAAGTCTCGCGCCAAATCGCTGTTGTAGCTAGCGGCGATGATTTGCCGACGAGGATTAAGCCCCAAGCAATAAGCGGCAAACCGCTTTGAGACCAACTCAGACTTCCCATGCCTTGGCGGCATGTCCACAAGCAACCGGTCAATCTCGCCACGCTCAACACGTTCGAGCGCGCTAACGATCAATCGGTGATGATGCGCAGCCTGATAATCTGGAAACGTGTATTCAGTGAACTCTAGAAGATTGGTTCTCGCTTGCTTCCGCTGCTCTTTTTCCGTTTTCAGCGCTTGCAATAAGCGCATCGATTTCTGCGTCATCTAGCTCATCAATTGAACGCTTGCGCGTGATTTCTGATTTATCGACAATCAGGCCGTGCAGCTTCGCCTTACCCATGACGGCCGTAACCGCTGCGGCGTTCTGGCCAGCAAGAATCGCCTTGCCCCTGATTTCTTCCAATTCTTTCGTGATGCTCGCAACCGTCACATCAGCCTGCTTTGCCCGTCTCTCTTGCAATTCAGCAATCCGTGCCTTGACGTTGCCATCTGTTGCCAGGCGTGACGCATGGGGCCGAGAAGGCTTGTATCCTGCCTTTTCGTAAGCAGCCTCAAAAGTCTCTCCCTCAGAAACATACTGCGCGAATGCTTCATGTTTCCCATTTTTGAGCGGCCCGCCCATCAACAATAATCCTTCGTCGAGTCCATGCGAGTGCGAGCGGCCTTGAATTTCACTGTATGCCTGTTGCTGTCTGACGTGAGGATTGATGCAGAAATGTTGCGGTGCGAATCCGGGCCAGTAACGGTCATTGTGACTTCCGGGCTGTCTATGCTGCCGGGGGCGCCTGATAGCGTCGCTGTGGCGATTGTCTCGCTTGTGTCCAGTACATCCTGAAAATCGATGACAACCGGCTTCACGTCGCCTTCTTCCATCCATAGGACGGGTTCGCCATTACGGCGTGAAAGGCCAGACAGCGATAACTCGCCATCGGCCAAGAGGCGAATTGCATTGGTCATATCAGGATTTCAGGCAGATTTTTCCATTGTGCAAAATCGATGTTTTGCAAAGGGTCCGCCGCGATAACGGGCCAAGCCCTACCGCCTAAACGGATCGTCCATGATTGATCTTGGCGTGTTTGCGCGATGGGTCAACCCGCCTTCGCCAAATTTCCAACCGGCGCCACCACCGTGCGCTCAGTGTCGAACAACCGTATAAGGATTTCTGCATGTTCCCCATTAGGCGTGACGCTGACCACATCCACGATATTGCCCTCAAACGGTCCTTCGAGAATTTCCACCCGGTCACCAGTGGAAAACTCACGGCCTGACCGCATTTTTCGGTGATGCTGCGGCGCGCAGAACTCGCCCTTTGATGATCGATCGATCAGCCGCGCCATATCCCGCATCAGGATCGGCGTAGGAGCGCCCTCACGGCCAATGAAGGAATGCGTAAGACCCAAGGTCTCGATTGCCTTCCACCCTTCACCATCCGGGAAACGAACGAACATCAGGCGCGGGAATAGCGGGTAATGGACCGGCGTTTTTTCCTTCGTGTATCGGTTCTTTTTTCGAAACGATACTTTCGTCGGCACAAACACCTCGAACCGGCGCCGTTTCAGGATTTTCCCGACCGTGATTTCTTTCTGCGGCGGAACCTGGATTGCGTACCATGGCTTCAACTCGCCTTCCTTCCATATTTTTTCGAGAAGTGAACCGGCCCGCGTTTTTCAGCCCGACCGGTTGGAATGGCTGAGGTAACGGCGGCGTCAACCATGACCAGCCTTACGCCGTCAAGATCAACGCCAACCGCCCCCATCTCATACGCGACTTGCGCACGATCCCTGATCTTCTCCCGGATTGCCTCAACATCAATTCCGTGTACGCGCTCGATAAACCGCAAAACCGCATGCTCGGTGACATGAACTTTTTTCGTCATAAGCGCCTTCAAGATATTCAATGCCACTGTCTGGCAGCGGTGATGCGCGCTCTGACCGATTGTGCAACAGGCTCAGCAAAACCATTGCAACCAGCCACAGACAGAGCGCAGCAACGACTGATCGCATTAGGCGGCTTCCACCAGATCAAGCGGTTCATCAGAAACACCGTTCCATGAGCCGTTGCGCTGATAGGTTTCTGTCGGTGAGCCGCCCTTCACGGGTTCGTGGATTTGAGCAATGACGGGGAAATCCTCGCCGCCGTCAAAATTCAGAACCGTGGCCATCCGGCCATCGCGGGTTTTGTAATCTGTGTTGGGATCAAGTTTCATGGGGTCGTTCCTTTCATGGATTGGGGAAAATGTTTCATGTGAAACGTCGGTGTTTCACGCAGCCTCTCCATCGACAAACCGCCAGTTATCTTTTCCGGCAATTTCCGTCAGGTGCGGGCTGAATTGATTTTTGATCTTGTCGCGGCGGACCTGCGAGGACCCATTCACGCAGACGACACCGGCGCTATCAATCACGATGCCCGGCCCACCGGCGCCATCGTGAAACCATGATGCGAAAGCATTTTCGCCAATACGATCCGCCAGAGCCTTCGCGACAGACAGCGCCGCTGGATCGTCTGGCCACGGTGTTTCGGATTTAGCACCGCCAGTGACCCCAGCGCCCTTTTTCTTTTTGTATTTATTTTTTTCTTTAGGTGAAGAAGCGTTAGCTTCTTCTACCTTGCTTCCTGCTTCATGCTTCATGCTTAGCATGCGATCCGCATATGCCTTTGCTATGCTTTCGTTTAGCGTTCGCTGGTCAACATTGGCTCCACTCCTAGCTTTCGCGCTATTTGATGCCTTTATGCTTTTTTCTTTTTGCTCAGCGAATGTGCGAGCAAGTCGCCGTTGAATCCAACCGCGTTCTGTCTTTGTCAGGAATGGCTTGAGCGTTTCAAACCCCTTGGCGGACGTACCGGCCCACCGCCTTAACTTCGCTTCATCATCGACCGGAAGGGCGCCATGAGACCACCAGCGAAAGAGCAATTTGCAGTAGCAACCAAACTGCGCATTCGGCAAATCACCCGCATCACACAAAATATCTGTTACCTTCACCGGCATAAACGGAAGCTCAGCCACCGCATCCCTCCCCCTTGAACAAAAGCGAGCGGTAAACAGCCACCGCAAACTCAGAGTCAGGATCATCTCGGCGCCCATGTTTGTAGGCGTAGACCTCCCCTGTTTTTTTGCAGGGGTCAGATAGCTCTGACAGACGAGAGCGAACGGAATTGAGTGTTGCAGCCCCCTTGAGCATTCTGCATACATGCGGGGCTGTCAGGCCGTCAGGATGCGCCTCCAGAAGCCTCAGCACCTTTTTGCGGATGGTCGCCGCCTTGGGCTTAACAGCCTTCGCAGCAGCCTCACTGGCGCCGCCATGCTCTTTGAAGCCGGGACCGCCGTATGGGCTTGACGGAGCCGCGTTTATGGCGTCGATCAGGTCAAGCTGCATCACACAGCCTCCCATAAAACAGGACCGATATTGCGCCCGTCCATGACACGCTGAACGCGCTTTGCCTTGCCGTTACGCTCAAGACAGCACAGTCCACCGTACACGGCGGAACGGTCATTCCGGTTCAATTCATTCGCAATAAAACTTGATGTGCAGGGGCCATGATTTTTGAGGGCGACCAGAACGTCCACGTGCTTGATACGGTCGCGCGGCTCTTTTATTCGACGGATTTCTTCTCTTGAGGCGCATTGCTTGTTTGCATTAAACGATTGCGTAAAACGCTTTGCCATTGGCCCCATAACGTCGTGAACAATGAACCTGCGCCCAATGATCTTAACCGCTGTTTTCAGCGCCAACTTGTAATCAGCATCACGCTCAAGCAAGACTGATGCGCGCCCGATGCCTGATAAAATCGTTGTATGATCTTTGCGAAAATGCGCGCCTATCTTTGTTGATGACCACCCGGCGCCATGAAGCAAAATTGCATAGCAAAGATAGCGCGGCCTGACGTTTCGCTGCATTTGACAAGGGGAATTGATCGTCAGAATGTTTTCCCCAAGAACCTCAGCGACAATCTCCACTACATATCGTGCGTGGTCGCGGGTGCTGATAACTATATCTTGTTTTTGTTCAACTGGCGGCAGATCATCCGCAGGCAAACAGTCTTGAAACGTGTTTTGATTGGATGCGCCGAACGCCTCTAGACTCTCGCTCATCCGGCGATCCCCGCCCACATAAAGGCAGCGCCGCCAACGAGAAAGACAGTGAGCAATCCAAGTGCGTCCCGCAAAACATCGTTACCCGATACGGCCCGCAACCATGTGGGGAGGGGTAAGAGAGGCTGCGAGCCGCAGTGGGTCTCCCCGGCTTTCACTTGGGGGCGATTTACCGGGGAGGTATTGCGCGGAGTCGGGTCGAAAACGCGCAATTCTTCGTGGGCGGATTGTTGACAAGATGGCATTAGGCGCTCTCCTGAATTGGCTCAGGCGGTGCGGTGAAAAGCCATGCGTCATTCCAATCAATGCCACGCTCGCCCCTTCCGATCGTGACTGGGAAAC